ATCTTGTGGCCGTAGTTGCCGAGAGCCTCTTCGTTACCCTCCAGCAGGCCGTTGCCAGTCTGGCCAGCGCCCGCCAGTTCCGTGATAAGCGGGATGGTGATGCCATCGCCCGCCTTTTTGGTCAGGTCTTCCTTGACGTGGATAACACTGTTTTCAGTGCGGCCCATGTAGCGGTTGAAACGGTTCGCACGGACGTAAGACTTGAAGAAGTCATTGTCCCAAAGTTCTTCGGTGTTCGCCGCAGCGACGGTAGTGAATGCCATAAATAAATGTCCAACTTGCCCCGTAAGGGGACTGGGAAACCGGCGTCATCACGACGCGGGACCCGGTGGGTTTTAACGCCCGAGAATGTCCTGAAGGCTGTAGGGCTGGAACGCGGCAGAATTGCCGCCACCCCGTGCCGACTGGGCATCTGCAAGGCTATTCGGGAGCGGGTTGGCGGGCGGCTTGGCCTGCAATTCCGCTGTAATCTGTTCGCGCAACTTGGCTTCCAGTTCGACCACGTTGGTGGCACCAAGTTCCATCGCCCTGTTGTGGCTCTGATATGCGTTAAACGCTTCATGCCACGGGTGAGGAGATGCCATGCACTTCTGAATGAGGCCGGGGTTAGACCCCAAAAACTCGTTCATTTCCTGCCACTTCTCGCTGAACGCAGGTTCGGCCTGTCGCATCAGCATTTCCGAGGTGGTCAACCTGCTATCAGTGTTTGCCTGTCGAACCGCCAACGTAACGGCTTCAGTCTTGACGTGATCCAGCGCGCCCTGTTCATCCTCCCAGATATTGGGGGGCGGGGCCGGTGGATTTGCTATTGCCTGGAGTTGCGCTTCAAGGATGCGGGCGCGTTCTTCGGCCTCTTGCCGACGCTTCCGCTCGCCGATGACGGCGGCATGATCGAACTGCGGCTCTTCAACTGGCGCAGGCGACGCGCTCTCTTCAACGCCCTTGGGGGCAAATCGTCCCTTGTCATCCCTAACCGGGGCTTCCGGTGCGGGTGCGGCTTCAACCGCTTCGGCAGGGGCTTCGATCTGCTGTTCTTCGTCGGAGAAAATATCCTGTTCCATGCTTCACCTTGAACGCCCGGTTACGGCGGCGACCCGTTCAACGCCCGTTCCCCCGGCGACGGTATCCACGGCTTCGCGCCGTTGAATCTCTAGACGGCTTGATAGCCTGCCTGCATGGCATCGGTTGCAATGCCTGCGATTGTTGCTTGTGCGGTGGCCATGTTCTTGGCCGTCTCGCTCTGTGTCTTTTCAACTTCTGCTTGCGCGCCCACCATCTGCATTTGCATGGCGGCTTCCTGCATGGGGTCGGGCTGCGGCGGAGCCTTCATCTGCTCCATAATCTCGCGCAGCTTGTCCTTATTCCGCAGATTCGATGCCTCAACCAGCATTTCAAACATGGTCGGGATATACTGCGGCGGAGCAAGCGGGGCGATCTTGGTAAGCTGGTCGAACTGTTCAATCTGAAGCGTTGGACTGTCCGCCACTTCATCGAGCTGAATATCAACATCGACCTCGGCTATAACGTTGGCAGGCTCTGCCATTGTCGGGTCCATTTGCGCTTCCATAGCGAACTGGCGCGCCTGCTCCGCATTGATCTTGCCGGACTTCACCGCGTCCTTGATCTTGACCGCAGCAAGGTTGCCCTTCGTTGTGTTCAGACCAACAAACCGGGCGTTCTTTTCGTCATCGGTCACGCGCACCCAGCGTTCGCCCGTCCAGAATTGACGGATGCGATTCCAGATTGCCCGATAAACGCGCACGTTGAAATGGTGCAGATTATCCAGCAACGGGGCCATTTCGGTCATGCCGCCCTGCTGTAGCGCAAGGATGGCGCGGCCCGATTGATCCTGCCCCGATTTGCCCTGCATGGTTGCATTGGGGCCGACAGACTTGATCGCCTCCTTGGCCTCGGCCAAAAGGTTGAAGTGACCGGCAGCCATGTTGCCGCTCGTCAGGTCTTCGACATCGCCCTGTTCGGCAATCACAACTCCGTCAGGCCGGTTAAACTCGGTGCGGGCGCGTTCAGGATCAAGTCCCGCAGCCGGTGACAGGCGCATGGGGCGTGAATTGACGAGGTGCAGGAACTTGGAGCGGCGCTTGTTCACTTCGTCCTGAAGCGTCATGTAATCGCGCACTAGACCATAGCGGTCGTTGTCGCGGTCCACGAACGCCGATTGCAGGATTATGGCGTTCTCGGGCTGGCCTTCCTCGTCCACATAAGGTGACGGCGCGCAAGGCTCCAATTCACCCGAGCGGGTGAATACCGAACGATGCCAAACACCATCCTTCAGGTGATACATCGTGACGATGCAAATACGGCGGCTCTGCGGATCGACCCATGTTTTCCAGCGGGGCTTATCCTCATAGGTGTCGGACGATTGGCCCACCGCCAGCGTTAGAGTGATCACCTCCCCCCGGTCTGGCCAAGTGCGCTTTGCCTTGGTTTCGGGCATCCACGTAAGGAAGCCCATATATTCCGCGTCCGAATAGTCAGGTCGGGCCGAATGGGGATCAAAGAACAGCCGGTCCCAATCCAGCTTGGTAATTTTGGGGTCAATGCCACCCTTGGTCTGTTGGTGGCCCACTTCGACACCGCCAAAACCCTCAACCAACATTTCCTGAAAGACGCCGGAGCGCTTGATAGGGAAGTCCTGGTCTTCGGTCACATAGCGCAACGCGTCGGTAACAGCGTTTGCATCATCATCGTGCTGTGCGGTGCGCGGGTATGCCTTGGGGTCGGTGCGGGTCTGGCGCTCAAGCCCACAAAGATAATCGACCTTTGGACGAATGAGGTTCTCGATAACGATAGGCTGCTTACGCTTTTTGAGCGCGGCAATCTGTTCGCTGGTTAGCTGCTTGCCGTCGTAATAGTCACGGGCGCGCTCGCTTTCACGGCGGGCTTCCGTTGACGCATCGGCAGATGCCTCAAACAGCCGAACCAGTTCGGTGTGATAGGATTGATCCATTTATCCTCCTATCAGTCCCGGCCATGATTGGCATGAAAGCCGAAGCGGGCCTCTGCTTCACGCCGTGCATTCACGGCATCATTGTAATCGTTGAACACCCCGAGGTGCCTCAATTTGTAATCTACTTTTATGCGGGCGATCCAAGAGCCTCGCTGCTTTGACCAGACAACCCCGGTGACTCCGCTGGAATTGTTGGCAAACCTTTTCATGTTTTGGCTGTTGGCCCGGTGCGGCACATCACGCAGATTGGTTATCCGGTTATCAGCCCTATTCCCGTTTATGTGGTCAATTTCGCCCTGCGGCCAAACGCCATAGTGCAGCGCCCACACTATCCGGTGAGCCAAGAACTTACTGGAGCCAATCCCCCCAGCCAAATACCCATTCGCGCGTAATGATGTGAAGGCCTCTCGGCCCGCATACTTCGCATTAAACGCCGCTATCGGCTGGCCCTGCCCCGTTCTACGGAGCCAATAGACCTTCCCTGTGCCCGGCTCATACCGAAGCAGTTGACGCAATTCATTTGAAGAGGGTAAATGCTTTTCAGTCATGTCGAACGCTCCATGTTCGTTTGGCTAGGGCCGGGCGCTGTTGAAGCAGCGTTTCCGGCCCGTTTTCTTAGCACAAATCAGATAACTCGCCAATCGTCCTCTATGTCATTATCACCGGCTGGCCAGTATCCATCACGGCGTTGTTTACGCTCCACAACCTTCACAATCGCCGGGTGCGCTTGGTCTATCGCCCGCCCGATCAGGCTTGCGGTGTCCACATCGTCATCGTGTTTGCCAGCGGGGAAGACGAGAAACTCTGATATGTCTGCGCCCGGCTCAAAGTGAACCCGGCCCGTTGCGGCCATTGCCTGAAACGATCTAGCCCTCGTCGGCTTATCTGATACGCTCGAAAGCCATTCCAACCGGCAATGCACGTTGCGTTCACGCATCCGGCGCTTCAACATCGGCTCAATCGCCTTCTGAATAACCCCGCCTTCACCAAACCACGCGAGCGGCTTGTATTTGGCGATCAGGTCCAGCTTAGCCTCAATCCACTTGTCGCTTGTCTCTTGCGCTCGGTATCCGTCAACGCGGTAAACGTCGCCGTTACTGTCAATGCCCCAAATGCGGTGCACCGTGTAATCGCCGCCGCCATCGGTCACAGCGTAATCGCTTGTCCCGTAGTAACGCAGGTCAGGCAGTTTGCCCCAGGTGTTGAACCACTCCCGCTTGAAGAACGTGCCCTCATCCGGTTGCGGTTGTTGCTGATAGAGCGCCGACCATTCACGTGGGCCAACTGTGGCCTTGATGCGGGCCAGCGCCTCTACAGGATACCAGTCAGGCCAAAGCGCCTCACCAGCGGTGTTGATTGCTGGAAGCTCCAACACTTCCCATTGATCGGCCTCTTGCTCAAGTATGCGGCCCGCTAGGTCGTCTTCATGCCAGCGAGTGTTATGGCTCACCAATCCGTTAGCAATGAAGTTTTCGGTCCTATCGACCTGAATATCAAAAACGTCCTCAAAGCCACTTTCGACGACTTCGATTACCTCATCGTGCCCTATCTCGAACGTAGTCAGCGGCAGCGCGAAGGATCGCCTCACTCTTACCGTATCCAACCGCGAGATTGCAGTCGTTGCAGAGTAGGCCCCTGACGTGCTTCCCATCGTGGCAGTGATCGACGCATAGCTTCCCATCCCAATGGGCGCGGGTGTTGCGAGACGTTGGCGGTTGCTTGCAGACAGCGCAGACGCCACCCTGTTCAACCAAGAGCCGCCCGTAATGCGCGAGGTCGATTCCGTAACGATGGCGCAGATGCGCCTCACGGCGGGAGCGAGGGTTGACCGAAGGCGGTCTAACCCCATCCAGCCAACGCTGCTTGCTGTAGTGCGACATGCACAAGCCCTTGCACTTGGCGGGCTTGTCGCACCCTTCTGTTGAGCAGTTGGCACCGCGCCACTTACCCCAATGGCCCTCAGGATGGCGCTGCCCCTTTTGAGCGTGTCCGTTCGCTGCCACTTGGCTTCCCCGTTCTCACACACAAGGAAAGGATGCCTTGCGTTTGCACGAACAGTTATACCCGATTTCATCCTAATTGTAAAGACGCGATCAGAGCCTTGATTGGCCCAATTGCGAACAGTTGAAGTCGTTAGACCGCCATTCTCATACGTTGCGATTAGGTCGCCGGGGCGAATGTCCCGCAATGGCTTTTCGTCACCCGTGGCCATCAAAACCGGCGTGTCGCCAGTCATGCACTGAATGAGAACAATCGAGCCACCCGGCATCAATCGCGTGTAAAGCGTCGAACGATACCAGTCCCAAACCAGTTCACGCCTGCGCTCGCTGTCCGCCTCCTCGCGGTCCTTGAACGGATCGTCAATCAGGGCAATGTGCGCGCCGCGTCCAGTCACCGCCGTGCCGACACCCGCCGCGACATAGGCCCCGCCGTGGTTGGTGTTCATCCGGTTCGCCGCCTGACTATCAGGTGCAAGGCTTACCGTTGGAAACACTTGTCCAAATTCAGGCTCTGCAACGATGTTACGGACATTGCGCCCGAAGTCGTTAGCTAGATCGCTGTTGTAACTCGCCGCGATGATCTGGCGCTTAGGATTGCGTCCCAAACACCATGCCGGGAAGCGCTTCGAGGCCAACTCGCTCTTGCCGTGCCTTGGCGGCATGAAAATCATGAGGCGGTCAATCTCGCCGCGCTCTACTGCCTCCAGCTTGGCGGCAATCTGTTCGTGGTGCTGCGCCCGCCGATAGGTGGGGTTAGTGTATTCAGTGAACCGAAGAAGGGACCGCCTCGCCAGTGTCGCTTGAACCTCTTCGAGCGTCGGCAAGGATTCCTTCAAGCTGCTCAAGTCTGGCCGTGTCGATTGCGTCAAGGTCATAACGATGTGTCACCGTCTTTTCACTCTTGACCGTCAGCTTGTCGGAATACCGCTGCGACCACTTGCCTATCAGGCGAATGCGCGTGTCAATCTTGATACGCTTGTCCGTCGCTTCCACAGCGTCAGTCGAAGGTTTGTCCGCTATCTCCAGGCATTCATCAGCCAGTGCATCACAGCCCAATTCTCTCGCACGCGTGGATTGCGCGAAAGCCTGCTCATCCTTTGTAAGCCAATACCTGACACTGCTTTCCGGCCTGCCCATTTCACGGCAGATTGCACGAAGGCTTTTGCCCTCTGCGAGCTGGTTGCAGATGTCTTCGATCTCGACTTCAGTCATAGCCCCGCGTATGTCCGCATGATGTGGTTCATTGATCCGCCTGCGAGTGGGAAGCGCTCGCCAGCGCGTGTCAGGTGATACCAACCGGCGCTGGCTTGCTTGACGGCATAGCCATTGCGACCCGCGATCAGTGCTAGAAACGGCGGCTTGGGGTCAGCCATATTACAGGCTCCTCAATTAACCTCGCCCCGCGATGCAGACCCGCGCCATTGCTAGCATATCGCTGCTTGTGTGGTTGCCGGGGACCGGGGGCGAGACCTAGCGCGGAGGAAGGGATAGACTCACGCGCTAAGCTGAAACGCGAAACGCCCGCGAACCATTACGGAAGCGAGCGCATCTCTAGATATTGTCCAGACCCTTACTTTAAGGCGCGGCGCATGTCAAGCGCTCTTTCGTCGCAATGATGTCAGCCACAAAGCAAACCACTTGATGCGCCCTTGCCTCTGCCGTGCGGTTGCTCTGCGATAGATCGCTGCCTGCAACACCGGCTGGCATATCGAAGCGGCATACGTTCTCGAACACTTGCCAGTAGGTCCGCAGTTCGCCGGGGAAGTAGTCGATGATGCGCCACAGGTCATCCCTTGCGTCGATCTGGACGGCCGCGCGATGCTCGTTGCTTGCCCCTGCTATGCGCTGCCCATAATTGGCGGTCAGACTCTGCCTCAATCCGGTAAGCTCCCAAAGGCGGAGACAATGTCCGATACCCGCCTTTTGGCTATCGGATAGCGAGTCCTTCCAACGTGCCAGGGGTGTCCCGCCGCGATTGATATGCACTGTGGCGCGCTGTGCAAAGTCAACATGAATGATATCGTCGCGGGTGTATGTCCCATTGGCAAGCTGCGCCTCGGTTGGCCCGTCAAGCTGGATGGGGTCGGGGCGCTTCTTTCGTTTGGTTGGTTTAGCCATGGTGGTTGCCCCTTGCCGCCTTCACAGCGATGCGCGCTAGCTTGATGTTCTCCCGGCGCAGTTCCTCGCACTCGGCTTCCGCACGTTCGGCGCGGTTGCGGTAGTCTGTGGCGTTAGGCCTCTCGCACCGCCACAACATCCCAGCTTGATCCGTCATGCACCCATACAAGCTGCTTGGCGGTGTAGGTCCATTGGCAGACGTAACCGCTGCGGAACTGGACTCGGTATTGCTTGTCATTGGTCCTTGGTCCTTGCTTGCCTGAAACGAGGCGGAAACCTTCAGCGGGGATGGGTTCAACGGGGAGGCTCAACGCCAACGATCCGGCTGGTTGCTTCGTCAAAACGGACTTCCGCCACATCGCAGCGTCCGGGCAGGCCCATGCGGACCTTGACCACGCTAAGGGTGCCTGCATTCACGGTCTTGTCGGGGCGGTGATAAATCAGGCCGTAGTCAGCCTTATTTGCCCAATTGGCAGAACCGGCGATGTCATACAGGCCGGGTGCGCCGATCTTGCCTTGCGGCTTGGTTGGGTGGGCCACAACCCACAGCGCAACATTGTGCCGCTTGGCGAAACGCTTGAGGCTGCGGATTGCCCGCCCGATGTAATCCGTTTCCGTTTCGTCGCGGGCGCGCTTGTGTTCTAGCTCGTTCCAAGGGTCGAGAACGATCACTCGCGCCCCGTTGCGGATTACCGCCGTGCGGCACAGGTCGAGGTAATACTCCAGGTCAATGTCGGTGTCGTCGTCCAGCGAGTTGGAGATAACCGACAAGCGCCGTTCGATCTGGTCATAGGTCTGTTGCCGCCCTACGCGACGGGCGAATGCGTCATGGCTGCAACCAAGCATGGCCCTTGCAATGCCATCCCTCAGGATGGGCTTAGGGGCCGTCTCGAAACTGGCAATGCACACCGGAACGTCACGGTTCAGGCAGTGCGCCAGAATCGTGTTCATCACGGTTGACTTACCCATGTTGGAGTAACCCGAAAACACGGTGAAGCTACCAAGGACCATCGCCATCAGGTCGTCCAGAACCGCGATGCCGGTGTCCATCGACTGCACCATTTCCGCGTCGGGGAAGTCCGACATGGCGTAGATACCCTTGACCGGGAACGGCTTGGCCTCGGCAATCAGCCGCACCACTTCGCGTTCGCCAAAGCCCGTTAGAACTTCGTTCAGGTCTTTGCAGCCCTCGGGATAGGTGACGAACTTGCAGCGCTCGGGGCCAAGGATTGCGGCGAGGTCATGGGCCAATGCCCGCCCCGGCTTGTCGCCATCGGTTGCGAGAACGAAACTCTCGATACCCTTCAGCGCCGCTTCGTGCTCCCAAAGGAAGCCATAGCGGTTCGCGTTCACCGGATCGTCAATGCGCTCTGCCGGTGCGCCGTTAGGAACGGACACAACCCGTTCAAAGCCTGCTGCCATCACCGCAAGGGCATCAAACTCACCCTCGGTGATAATTACCTCACCAACCCCGGTTAGAACTTCCGCGTTCCAGAGACAGAGCTTGCCGCCCTTGTCCATGCGGTGATCTTTCTGGTCGATGCGCCGGAACTTGCGGTTCACTAGCTTGCCGTCGAGGTGGTAGGGGATCGAAAGCCATTGCTCCCCGTTCTTGCCGCCCGCCGTCAAGCCAAGCCGCGCCGCCAAATCGGATGGGATGCCGCGTCCGTTCAGCCACTCGCTCGCTGGTCCCTCGATCATTCCCCGTTCCTCCTGTGAAGCCGCAACCCGGATTGTGGCAAAGCCATACAAACCCCCTTTCGACCGCCGTCACCGACAGACACGGCTCTGTTTTCTTCTTCCGCTTGTGAGAGCATTGCGGGCATATTTGCTTGCCCGCTCGCTTCGGTATCCATGCCAACATGCCTCCAGGCCCTTCCACTACGAATGTTGCAAACCATCACCCTTGAGATACCAAATTCACCCGCAATGATTGAACTGCTTCGGGTGTCGTCGCGAATTGCGAGCACTTGGCTTGTCGTTAACTTCGACCGTCCGCTTGCTTCACCTTTCGGCGCACCACTCCTGCCCCGATCAACACGGTCAGCGATGTTTTCGATTTGTGTCCCCCAGCGGAGGTGCGCCGGATTAACACACGCGGGATTGTCGCAAGAATGGAGAGCACAAGCCTCTCCGGGCCTCGATGAACCGCTCAACCAAAGTGCTATATGGCTGGCCAGCGTATTGCGCCCCCCAGCCCACATCCGGCCATGCCCCCCGTGATTTGAGAGATACCGCCAAGGCCAGCACTCACCATCCCCACGGCGGTCGAACCTGCTGTTGAAACGGGCCAAATCTTTGTCGCTAAACATTGTCATATCCCGATCACCGGCTGCGCCTTGACGCCCTTCCTGAGAACGCCAGTGACGTATGCCTTGCCATCGACTGCGCGTTCGAGTTGTGCCGCTGTGATTGCTGCTGCCGTTTCAGGCTTGCCGTGGTCACGAATCCACTTGCCGATAAGTGATCCTGCACCGGGGCCGAGATAGGCTTTTGCCGCGTCCCAAAATGCCTTGTCGGAATCGACCGAAACGCAGTTAGATTTATCTAACTGAATACTCTGTTCTGTATCTGTATCTGTTTGCTGAGCGTGTGCTGAGCGGGTGCTAAGCATCTGCTGAGCACGTGCTAGGCCCCCATTGCGCTTTTTCAATGACTTAGCGCGCATTGACTCCAACTCGGTGTGTATGCGTGAATGAAACCACGTGCCGTCGCTGATTTGAAAAAACTCCGAAATGGTCTCTCGGATGCGCGCCCATTCACGCGGTCCCATGCCTGCAATTCGGGCAAGTTTCCGGTCGTCATCCGGCAGGGCTTCCCCCCTCTGCCAGTAGGTCATAATCAGGAGCAGATAGGCACCATGCTCAACCGTAGTCAGGTGGGCGGTGTCGGCCATGTAGTCGGCCACAAACAGGGGCATGAACGGGACAGCCATTAGAGCGCCTCGAACAGCAAGAGGAAGCGAGCGTAAGCGGTGTCCTGGAGCGCTTCAAAATAGGCGTTCTCAAGCAGCGCGGGATCGCGACGAACAGCCTTACGAAGTGCTGCGAAAGCGCCGTAAGCGGCTTCCACTTCGGCAGCGTCGATCTGGTAAACAGGAATCGGTTGCGCGCCGTCCTGAGACGGGTTATTACAAGCCATCAGTTCGCTCCTCGTTAGCGAGGAGGTCACGGCTCGGGGGTGTTAGCGCACCGCTCGGGCCATTCTTTTGTTGTAGGGAATCGCACGAATCGGCGGAAGCGTTCTTTTCCTGTTCCCCCGCGAAGCTGGGGATAAATTCGGGAAACGCGACCTCAACCCGCCCCGGCTTGGCCGCATCGCCAAAGCAATACTGCGGGCGAAAGCGCCGGTCATTCACGCCAAGCGCGTCAGCAATTCCATCGCGCCAAGACTTGAACGCGCCGATCATATTATCATCATCCCTGTGGCGCTTGTCGGGCGGGTAGAACGTGATTGTCACCGCTATGGGGTCGTCACTGCACCTGAGGTAGTGGCGCACCTGTGGGAAGCCCTGAGCGGCAATCGTTAGGTGTGCGGCAATGCGCTTGGCATCCTGCTTAGGGCCAACCTTTGCGCCCCAATGCAGACGAGCGTTTGGGGACAGCTTCTTGTCCGGCCAAGGCAGGATAACCCTCATTGGTGGCGGCAACCAATGTCGGCACGAACGCCGCACTTGAAACAAGGGTCACGCCTCACAACGCGGGCAAGCATTGCCTCCTTTTCGGCAAGCAAGGCCTTGGCGCGGGGGTAAAGGTGCTCATTCTGGTGGATGACCGTTTTCCAGCGGAACTGATCCACAGGCTTGATCTCATCGCGCCGCAATGCAGTAGCCTTCGGCCTGTCCTTCGCTTGCGTGTTCCCGGTCGGCTTCCATTGCGGGAACTTGAACTGCACGAAGTCGGCAGCGCTAACCTCGCCTACAATCGGCAAGAGGTCCGCGAAAAGTGTGTCTGGATTCATGGGAACCCCTCCCCTGTGTGTTAAAGTCGTGAACGAATGAACTTGCGGGCTAGCTTGCGTGTAATGCGTGTGCGCCACTCGAATCCGGCTCGCCAAAGCCAGTAGGAGAGGCTGCGGCGGGTCATGCGGCGGCACCTTCGGCGAACAAGTTGCCTTGCCGTTGCGCCTGCTCGATACGATTGCAGGCGGTTTCAAAGTGCGCCGGGTCTTGCTCAATGCCGATGAAGTCTCGGCGTTGATTGTGGGCTGCAATCCCGGTCGTTCCCGAACCCATGAACGGATCAAGGATAGTGCCGCACTCGTCAGCCCAAAGCTGGATTGCCCGCTCTGCCAAAGCGACCGGCATCATCGCCGGGTGCGTTTGCAGATCGACTTGCGCGGGAACCCGCCAAATGCTTGTCGTCAGCCGCGACCAGTCAGCCCATGACAGGCCGTTGCCGTTCGGCATCTTCGCATCGCCAAAGCAATACAGGCTTTCGTGCTGCGCCCGGATTCGGGGGCTGTTGGGGTGATTGCCCCATGCGGCACCATTCGCTGGCCCCTTGTCCCAAATGACTTCATCGAAGAACGGCGCGCTGGCGCACTCCAAGAGAACGTCACGGAACAGGACGCGGGTTTCGCGCGAACCAATGTATTGTCCAACGTTGACAACCGTAGCGCGGGCCTTGGCTGCAAACACGGTATCGCGCAGGAATTGCTTGAAGTCCGCAAGCGGCAAATCATCAGAGCTTGAACCGTAGTCCTTGCCGCAGTTGTAAGGCGGGGAAGTGAAAACCAGATCGGCGGGCACAAGCATCTGCAACACTTCCCGGCAGTCGCCAAGGTAAAGCGTTGAACGTCCAATGGTGCGAGCCTCGATCATGCCTTAGGTTCCACTTCATGAGAAAGGACACCAGCAGGCCAGTCGGCGGGGATGCCCGGTATATTCAGCCACCAATCGGGGGAGGCCGCTTGAACAACCTCCCCCGTTTGCGCGCCGGGGATTGCGCGCAACTCGTTGACATGGCCAACTGTGAAAGTGACGGTTACGCCGCCGATCTGTTGGGTGTGGCGGTGCATCTATTCGTCCCCCGGCTCGCCGTACCGGAAACCATGCTCGTCATCTTCCCAGCCAAGGGGAGCCGTCTTGACCAGCACCGCGATAAGGCAGGCGCACAGCAGAAGCATTACGATGATGCAGGTTGCTATTGTCACGCCGCTTGCTCCCGGTTGGCGACGGGAACCCAAGGCTCGATGCTTTCCAGCACGTTCATTTGCTCGGCGGTCAGGTCAGCAATGCTGCCATGCCGCCATCCGGTCGTGCGAAATATGTGGATCGCCAGCGAGCGCGAGGGTGATCGCGCTCCCAAAATCTCGCAGGCATAGGACTTGCTGATTGCGGCCTTGGTAGCGAGTGCGGTTACAGTTGGTTTTTCCATTCCCGATGGTTCGCACAAAACGAACGCGATGACAAGGCCTTTATTTCACCCCCGCCGCGCTTGAGTAAAATAATTTTCTCAATGTGTGAATAAGGGTATTGACGGCGCGTTCGTATAGTGCGAACAAGGCCCCAACGAACGGAGACGCCGCCATGACAATCCAAACCCCCATCACCGCGCTGGATCAGGTCCGCGCCATGTATCACAAGCTATCGCAGGCCGATCAGCTTTCCATCATGTGCGACCTTATCCAAGGCGGACACCGTGACCTGAACCGCTCGGATGCGTTCATTGACGCGCTTATCCCGGTGGACAGGGCGTTCGTTGATGCTTGGGCGGAGTTGGCAGCATGAGCGCCCGCAAGGAGCCCGCATTCCGCAACGCCAAATACGAGGCGACCGGCGAAACCAAGGACTACTTAGGCATCACCCTGCACCGCATTCGCGCCGTTGCTGACATTGCCGCGATTGGTGTTGCGGCAGGCCAGCTTGGCGGGTGGATCGAGAAAGAGGCCAACCTTGCCGCTACCGGCAGCGGGTGGGTCTATGAACGCGCCATTGTCTGCCGAAGTGCGGCCATCAGGGGCGGAACCATCAGGGGCGGAACCATCGAGGGCGGAACAGTCAGGGGCGGAACAGTCATGGGCGGCACCATCAGGGGCGGAACAGTCATGGGCGGCACCATCTGGGGCGGAACCATCAGGGGCGGAACCATCGAGGGCGGCACCATCTGGGGCGGAACCATCTGGGGCGAGGCCTACGTTCACTCCGACATCGACCACGGCGCGCAAATCGGTGTCGGCAGCGAGAACGGCACCCTCACATGGTTCCTTGACGCGAAAGGCACGATTTACACCAATCGCGGCTGCTTCAACGGCACTCTCGACGAGTTTGAGGCCGCAGTCGCCAAGCGTCACGGCGATAGCCAGACAGCGCAGGAATATCGGCT